TTTAATGCCATGTTTTACTATACGGTTAAAACAATCGGGGATGGGACGGAAGAGAATCCGTTTCGCCCTGATTTACCAGAAGGAATGGCATTTGTCGGACACGAAAAAGATGGTGAATTTTTAGTCGCTATCGGAATGGAATTACCCGAAAAGACAGGAAGAAAAAAAGAAATTCCTCGCCAAGCACTAGAAGCGACTGCAAATGCAAAAGGTTTAAAGTACGATGATGTTGTGAAATGGTTTGTAGGTGAAACTTCATGACTATTTTAGTTCAAGATTCATTTAACAGGGCAGACCAGTTAGGGTTAGGAACTACTGAAACAGGGCAATCCTGGCAAACATTATCTGGGAACTTTAAAATTATTGCTAATCAGGCTTCAGTAAATGCAGATTCAGGTAATCAGTTTGCTTATGTTGATTCGGGGGTGAGTGATGGTAAAGTTAGTGCTTACCTATCTCAATCAACACTCGCGAGTTATGCGGTAAGACTTGCATTTAGGATTGTGGATGCAAATAATCTTTGGTTTTTGGACTATACAGGTTCTACGTGGCGTTTAATGAAACGGGTATCAGGAGCATATACGCAAGTCGCAACATCAAATATAGGCGGAAATCCTTATACCGCTCCAGTGAAAATGTTGGTTGAACTAAGTGGTAATCAGATAAAATGGTACGCAAATGATACCTTAATAAACACTTACACAGATACCGCGCATCAAAACTCAACAAAACATGGAATAGGTGCAGAAAAGACTTATGCAAGAATTGATAATTTCTTAGTTGAGTCATTGACGGAAGTAGAGCCACCAACAGGCACAGATGGTTCAGTCAGTGTGGACACTAAACAGTCTTTATATCAGAACGGAGCAATTCCTTTTGATATACGCAATATCCTGTATCAAGATGGCTCAACATCATCAGACACAAAACAAGTATTATACCAAATTTCCTCCACATTATTTGATATGCTTCAAGAAATATTCAACGATGGGCAAGTCGGGCAGACTCCATTTGATATGCGGTTTTCGTTGTACTCTGATGGCTCGATAGTGCACGATAGCCGACAGGCAATGTATGAGTCAGGGCAAAACGCTTTCGACTTAAAACAGGCGATATACGAATCAGGAGAGGGCAAGAGTGACATTCACCTTGTTCTCTTTGCTGATTCTTCCACACATCATGATTTGATTCAGTCCTTATATGAAGATGCAGCAGTCCATTTCGATACAAAGCAGATTTCCTTCAATCCTGACCAACAGAAAATTGGCATTATCCGATTAAAAGGTAAACGTGATTTATATGTCTACCTTGTCGCAAAACAGGAGTTAAACGTGCCATTGAAAGCCAAAAGAGAATTAACCGTTTCATTGAAAGGTGGGGTGAACATGACGATGCAGAATCAAAATTTTTCCTTACACGCAGGAGATACGAAATATTTAACTTTCTCCATTGAAGGCGCAGACGATTTAACCGGGGCAACGATTACCTGGGGAGCAAGACAGAGGTCTTATTCAAGTGTAGCGAATGTGGTTGATAAGTCCACAGGCGATGGGATAACTGTGGAAGGTTCGGAAGTGAAGATAAAACTTGATCCAGCGGATACGGAGTCGTTAAATGGCACGTATCATCATGAATGCGAGCTGCAGGATAATTTGAATAACGTTTCAACTGTGTTCACTGGATTGATGACGGTGAATAAATCTGCGGTATAAAAAAAGCCTCGCTCTAATCCAGCGGGGCTTTTTCCATTTTCAGCACCTTTTCCGTTATATCCTCTTTCCCATCCACAATCACCGATATTAACTCTTTATACGTAACCTTCCTCTTGATCTGCTGCAGCCAATCATAAGCAACTTCCTCTGCCTTTCTTCGTTTTAACGGAAATGTGCCAGATTGAAAAACCCTTCCAGCATCACTCAGATATTTTATTTGGATTGTTACGTTCATATAGATCATCTACCTTCACACCTAATAAATCAGCCAACCTGAACGCTTTATCCATTGTGGGATAAGTTTTCCCAGTACTCCAATTCGAGAGCGTGTTCGCGGTTATGCCCAGCTGCTGCTGAATGTATTCCCTTCTATACATTGATACCCTTAATAATTCCCCAATTCGGCTTTTAAGCACGATCCACCACCTCTATTATAGAGTTCTCCAAACAGAAGGCAAAAACCTTTCAAAAATATTTTGGATATTTTTCAGCAGGACAGGCAAGCACAGTTAGTCCTGGGCATAGGCTAACATCACAAGGGCAACACAGTTGGAAAACAGTAGGCAATCATTTGTGGAAGGAGGGCATCTGTTACAAAACTGTTTTTCAAATCATTTTCAACTGTTTATATTAAGTCCACTTGTACAAGAAGAAACGCATTAAGAGCAAGAAAATGAAAATCTGTTAAAGAATAAGCGAAGCGGGAGAGAGGGGAAGGGGTGCGGGGAAACCCAGCGATTATTCAGATAATTTGACAATTAAGAAATCAGAATATTAAGGAGGAATTTACAATGTTATTCACACCAGGACTATTACTGGCAGGGGGCGCAACTTTGGTGTTAGTCGCAGCAGAAAAAACGATGGAGGACTTAGGCATTCACTGGCTTGGTACAGCATTAAGAATCGCATTACCACTCATAGGCATGGCAGCGGGTGTGTACTTCTTGGAGAATAACCCGATTGTGTGGTGGATATTAAAATGAGTTTCTGGGGCGAATTAATGGCACGTAAACGAATGATCAAGGCTTTCCGGTATGCCGGACTATATAAGACCATTGGAAGCGATGAAAGAAAAATCTTCCCTAAAATCCACTCTGTACGAACCACTGACCACTCCACTGAATTTGTCTTTACCCTTCCTAATGGATTAGATCCGAAGCTAGTTGAAAAGAATTTCTTCGCCTTTCAGCAAATATTTGGCGAGAACATTGAAATGGATGGAGAATTTAAAAAGTTTGTGTTCACCATCAGCCATAAAACAATGCCTAAAAAACTGACTTATAACTACAAAGACATACTTCCACAACTAGAGGGACTTGAAATGCCTATCATATGTGGCAAGGATAGCTCTGGAATGTGGATGACCTACAATGCTATTACTGAGCCTAATGCGCTTGTATCAGGCGAACCTGGAGCGGGTAAGAGTACGCAGACCAGGAGCATATTGACCACACTGATTCAGTATAAAAAGCCAGAGGAATTGCACATCTATTTAGGTGATCTAAAAATGAGTGAGTTTTTCCTGTTCAAAGGGGTTGAACATGTGAAAAGCGTGTGCGTATATACCGAGGATATGGCGAAAATGTTGAAGCACCTCCACAACGAATTAAAGCGACGCGGTGAGCTTTTAAACCGTTTCGGCTGTACTCATATTACTAAGCTCCCAGAAAGCGAAAAACAGCCATTTATATTGCTCTGCATAGATGAAATAGTCATGATTATGGATGACAAGGAAATGAAGAAGCAATTAGTCCAACTTGTGGCACTTGGAAGGGCATTAGGCATTTACTGCATATTGTCACTTCAGCGACCATCGCACGACATACTGGACACGAAAATAAGGGGATTGCTTACTGTCCGTATGGGATTCAGAACAACGGACTTCACCAATTCAAAAATCATCGGTACTCCAGGCAGTGAAAAGATAAGCAGGGAGACTCCAGGAAGATTCTTAATCAAGCGTGATGAATTAACCGAGCTGCAAGCACCTTACCTTGATGAAGATGAAGCAGATAAGATACTTGCTAAATATCGGATAGATGGATGGAAAGACCAATTCACAGGCAAGAAAGAAAAAGCTCATACTCCTTCCACAGAAGAGAAATTAACCGAAGAGGATGTGTTCTTATGCTAACGGAGAGGGATAAAGCCATCATAAAAGACTTGAATCGTTTTCGTGTCATGGATCGTGACTCAATCGCTGAATTACACTTTGCGGGGTTGAAAAATCCGAAGTATGCTGCCAACAATGTCCTATTAAGGTTATTGCGTGACGGACAATTGCAGAGAAGCACTGCATTCGTGCCATTCGTCTACTTTGGACCAGATGTATCCATGAAGCAAAACAGTGCGAAAATAAGGCATTTCCTAGCGATTCTAAACGTGTATAAAGAAATGAGGAAGCTGGGTAAACTGGAGAGCTTCTGGGTAGAGCCGAAATACGGTAAAAAAGGGGGAGCTGAGCCTGATATATATTGTGTGTACCGGGGAACAGGCTTCTTTATAGAAGTCCAGCGCACGATTTACTCTGATAAGCTGATGGATGAAAAAATGGAACGGTATGTGGATTTATACAATGGCGATATTGTAGCGAAACCATTCCCACATATTCTGATTCTCTCCGATCAGCGTTATGCGATTGATGGGGAATATCCGTTTAAGGTGTTCCAGGCGCAAAGCTTCACTGATTTTATTAATTCGCTGAAAGGTGTGGAAGAAAAGCGGCAGCCGGTGAACGATGTGAAAATCAGGATTGGATAAAAAAGAGCCGGATAATCCCGACTCCATTTATATAAAGAAGGATGCTGGCTAAAGCATTATTTATATACCCGAATTGCATATAGCTTAAAACTGCGATACCATAGCATTATTACAACTAAATACAAACGATTCTATTCGTTGGGATAGAGTCGCCTTCGGGGTCCCGAGCTGTCCGTTACCCAACCGCACAAAAAGAGCCTACTTCGTGTAGGCTTTTTACTTTAATGGAGCATCCACAATCTCGATGACAGGTCTTTCACCAGCTCCACCTTTATGAGATTTCAGGCATTCAATTTTAATGTGTTCAAACAATTTTGTGAGTATTTCCTTCCTGTTCTCTGCGGATATATCTTTCCAGCGGTATTTTAGATTCTTGATAATCCCATTGATGACCTCGGCTGTCGGTGTCTCTGTGGAAACTTCGATTGCCCTTCTTAATTCCGTTTCTTTATCGTTCTCTTCATCCATTTTTTCTTTGTATTCCTTTTTCGATAAATCGCCATCCACATAAAGTTCTTTCCATCTTGCCTTACGAGATTCAATTTTCTTCAAATCCCTCTGGATCTGCAAACGGTCAATTTTCGTTTGTTCCGGTGCTTCGACTTCCACATTAACTAATTCAAGCGACTTTACAAATTCCTGTTCGAGTGTATCTTCAGCAATCACAGGCATATCACAGATTTTATACTGGAATCGTCCAGCACATTTATAGAATCGGTATTCGCTGCCATCGGCTTTCCTGCGTTTCTCTCCATGCATCGAATGACCACAACGAGCACATCTGAGTGTGGAAGAAAAGGGGTAGACGGTTCTCGACTTCCATCCAGTATTCTTCCTGTCTTTCCTCGTTTTCTTTATCCCATCGAACACTTCTTTGCTGATGATCGCAGGATGATTCCCTTCCACAATGACTTCATCATAGGTGCGATTGCCTTGCTTAGTCCGGTAATTCCACCTTAACGCTCCATAATAAACAGGGTTATTCACAACATAATCCACAGCGCTCTGATTCCAGTAGGCTCCTGTTCGGGTGCGAACACCATTTTTATTTAGTTCCTCAGTTATCACAATTTTCCCTTTAGTGTGGAAGGAATCAAACATCCATTTAACCCATTTGGCTTCTTCTTCCTCGATTGCAAGATTACCTTCATGATCCAGCTTATAACCGAATGGTGCTCTGCCTCCGTTGCGTGACCCTTCCTGATGCTTTCTAGCCATTCCCATATGAGTGCGCTCTGCAAGCTGTTCACGCTCAAATTGGGCGAGTGAGGCGAATATGTTGATAAGAAGCTTACCTTGTGCTGTTGTCGTGTCATAAGGCTCTGTAACGCTTTTGAAGGCTACATTATTTTTCTCGAAAGTATTTAATAGATAGTTAATGTCCGAGACATTACGAGAAAGCCTGTCCAATTTATAGACCAGGACCACATCGAAATGATTCATATCTGCCAGTAGTCGCTGCAACTGGGGTCGCTCCATATCCTTTGCGGATCGTCCTTCTTCCACATATTCATTGTGGATAGTCCAGCCTTGCGAGAAACAGAACGCTCTCATTTTTTCCAGCTGGGCAGCAAGGGAATATCCTTCTTTAGATTGTTCGTCCGTTGAAACTCGAACATATAGCGAAACTTTCATGATGTCCTCCTAAATAAAAAAACCGGGCAATTAAGCCGGTTCCTCTGGTGCTGGTTTTTGAGTGCCAATAATCAACAAGTCATTAATTACGATTTTAATTCCTTCTGGTAGACCGTCAAAAAAAACTACTTCCACTCACCTTCACACCTTTCAAAAATACGAACAAAAATGAGAACACTTGTTCTAATTGAGTATAAAAATATTATACCCTGTATAGGCTTGTGTGTGAAGAGTGTCGTTATAGGTCAGACCTTTCCCATTTTCGACAAAATAAGACTAAGAGAGTAAGTCTAAATACCTGATTTGAAAAGGTTTTCCATATATAGGGAGGGTTTTTTTGTAACTATTTGTCGAAGAAATCTATATTTTGTCATGCTAGATTTTCCCTAACTTCTCAAGTAATTCCAGCGTTGCTTTTATTTGTTCAGGTGTTAATTCTTTTTGTTCCATTTCTTTTATAAATGTAACCCAACCTTCGCCATGTTTTTTTAAAGCTTCTGGAAGTTCCTGAGCTTCTCCGTAAAAATAAGATAGCGGCACATCATAAACCTTTGCGACTTCTTCAAGTAATTCAGGAGTGATTCTGCGTTCGCCACGTTCGTATTTTCCAAGTGTACTCCAGCTCATATTCATTTTTTTAGCTAAATCTTCCATTGAATCATTGTTCTTCTCTCTGATCCATCTAATCCGATTACCATATTTATTCATGAGAATTTCTCCCCCTTCCAAAAGCAATGGCACCTCATAGTATAAACTCCCAAAGTTCATTTTACTCCTTAAAATCTTTTCCATAAATGGGGGAAAATTAATTTGCCCAAAATAGACAAAAAAACTGTTGACTTTCCCAGAATGGGAAAATATAATAAACACAAGAGCTTCCCAATCTGGGAAGTAGAAAGGAGTTGAATAGGTTGACGAAGCTAAAGCAGCTAAGGGAAGCAAAGGGATATACACAACAAGATTTTGCTCGAATGATAGGCTACAGCTCGATTTCTAAGTACAATGAAATTGAAAACGGAAACAAGAATATGCCGATTGCCAGAGCGATGATTGCTAAAGAAATTCTCGGTTGTTCACTAGAAGATATTTTTTTACCTTCCAACTTCCCAAAAGGGACAAAACGAGGTGTCGATGATGAAAATCACACTAAATGAGCAACAATCCAGGACACTAATCGAAATTGCCCTGCGTGACCTTCTTCCACAGGAGCTGGAGAGGTTGAAAAACGAAAAGGAGGCGAAAGCACAATGAGACACAAGGTATTCATCAGCGGTGAAGTTGCAGCGATTGAGGTTTATAACAAGATAATCGAACGTTACTTCTATGTGTTGGTTGATACAGAAGATTTGCCTTTAATCGAAAGTCGAAATCCAAATTTATCAATTAGCAGAAGGTCAAGAACAAATTATTGCAGCTTCGCTAAAAATAAAGTCACAACTCCTTTACATCGATTAATCATGAATACTCCTAAAGGATTAGTTGTGGATCATATCAATCACAACGGATTGGATAACAGAAAACAAAACTTAAGGAATTGCACACACAAAGAGAACAGTAATAACAGAAGAAAGGGGCCAGGTAATCCATTGCACTGGTCACAGGTGAGTTAAATGAGAGCAGTTCCAGATAAGGAAGTCAACCACACAATCGAATGGGGTTGGGCGGTAATCGGCTGGGGATTGATGATCGCGGTTGTGGTGCTTGGGATGTTTATGGCGAATTGACTCAAAATGCGACAGAAAGGAGTGAGGAAAATGCCTAAGTATATTAAGTGTTCTAAATGTGATGGCATGGGAGAATATCACGATGAAACAATGGATTTAGGAAAAGAAAAGCTTGTTAAATGTGATGAGTGCAAAGGAAAACAAGAAATTAAGGTTAATGAATAATTCGATGAAAAACTCCATTAAAGGAGGTGAGTAAAATCGAACATCCGGTATTACGGCAAATTATGAAAACTGGTTATCCAGAAAACGTTGCAGCTCAACCGGAGAATTGTGGAAGAGACTACTTTGGAGAAGAAATTTTGGAAAACGAGGACATTGTCATCGATGGTGATGACACGATCTTGAAGCACAACTTAGAACGCTACTTATCGGAAGTCTACGGAATGACTTTCCAGACAATAAAATAGGAGGTTGGGAGATTGAGAGAGCTGAAAATCAGAATGCAGAATAGAGTATTCGTAGAAAGATACAAAAGCTACCTTTCGCATAAAGAATTCATTGAACAAAATCCTCATTTGCTTTCGGCTGAAGCATACGGATATCGGAGAGGTTACGGTGGAATGGTTGTCATCCCTTTCGGATATAAAAAATTATCATTTACCGAAAAACAAATTGAAGCGATTAATGGTCATTGGAAAAAAGCCTTAACTGAACCTAGTAACAATGTACCCAATAATTTAAAAGTGATTACAGATAAGTTAAATGACCCATATACAGCTTTGTACTGGTCTGGTCACGAACTTCATAGGGCTATGGAGAAATACACTAATTCACTATCGAATTGGAACTTCTCACCAAGATTAATTCACAAGCTCATTAGAAAGGCTGAAGTAACTGATATTCATGAATTTAGAGACAAATCGCTCGAAGAATACAAATATATTTTCGGTAGTTCATCAGCGATATTTAAGGAAATCAGTAATTTATATGAAAAATACACCGAACAAAAATAGCCACTGCTGCGAACAGTGACTAAACAAAACTACACAGCTCCATTTTAACGGTTTTCCGTTTGGGAGTAAATAGGAGGAAGAAGTATGAATTGCCCTAAATGTTGTGGAGGCATGACAAGCCATTTCCGCACACATGTATTTGCTGCCAGTTACAACGAGTTTTATTGCTACGATTGTCAAATCGCTGTTCAATTCGATATTGAAGATTTTTGTGATATGGACGAATCAAAACTAGTTAAAATCGGTGTCTGCACTGATTGCTTGGAATTAGATGATTCATGTGATTGCGAAAAGGAGGACGATGACGAATGACAATGGATAAAGAAAGGCTCATGCAGTTTTTGTCAGATGCGATTGATATGGGGTTCGATATTGAGGTTAGGCACATTGGCGACAACACCAGCAAAGAACAGGCTCAAGCGATGGCTAAACGCTTCTCAAGCATCGTGGGCGGTGAAGTAAAGGAAGCACAAGGTGAATATTTTAACTGGCTGACGGTTAAGTCTACGGAAGGTTATTATCACGGTTCTTTCTTCCACAATAAGTCGGAGAAGGTGACACCTTGCAATTCGTAATTGATGAACTTCAGAAAAGCCGTAATTACCACAATCGCCAGCTGAACGATAACAAGCTTGAAATTGAAGCGAAAAAAGAATCGATTGCTTCATTGGAAGAGAGAAACGCAAGGCATGAAGAAGCGATCAGGCAGATTGAGGAACACCTTGATAACTTGAAAGCAAAGGAGCTGAACCAGTAAATGCAAATTGTCAGTGCATCAGACATAGCAACGGACAAAGCCACCTACTTAATTTATGGACCGCCAGGCATGGGTAAGACTTCCACCATTAAATACTTCCCGGGCAAAACATTGGTGCTTGATGTGGACAGAACAACCCGAGTGTTAAGGGGAAATGAAAACATCGACATTGCCTATGTGGACAATTCAAACACATGGGAAGTATGGGAGAAGTTGATCCTGGACCTGAGCAAAAAAAACTACAAGGGTGTATATGACAATATCGTGGTCGACAACATCAGTGAATTAGAACGCTGCCTACTCTCTGATTTAGGGAGCAAAGGCAAAAACAAGGGTGTTCCCTCGCAAGGGGATTATCAATATATGCAGTTCCGTATTGTAAACAGCTTGAGGTATATGAAGAACCTTGGTTCAAATCTTATCTGGACAGCATGGGAAACAGATGACCTTTACACAGACAGCAGCGGTCAGCAATACAACCGAAGCTACCCACAGATTAATAAGAAAATCATGAATAACGTACTGGGCCTGTGTGATGTAGTCGGAAGGATCTTGGTTAATTCAGATGGTGAAAGAGGATTTGTCCTGAGTGCTACAAACAGCACTTATGCCAAGAATCAACTCGATGACCGAAAAGGCTGCTTGCAAAGCGAATTATTAGCAACTATACAAACTAACTAATTGAGAGGGGAAATATCATTATGTTTAAAGTAAATCATTCAGAAGCAGGTTCTACATTTGAAATCGTCAAGCCTGGAGAATACGAAGTTATTCCAATGAACTACGAAATGAAAAAAGCTCAATCAGGTAACAATCGTGTTGTATTCGATTATGAAATTCGTTCCGATGTGGACCAACCATGCCAAGGGCAGAAAATCCTTTTTGATAACTTCACAGTTTCAGATAATTCAATGTGGAGATTCCAAGCAGCTTCAAAGGCAGCACAGTTCCCGGACGGTAAGGAATTTAAGAATTTCAAGGAATGGGCAGAAGCTTTCATTAACTCTCCTATTCGTGTTGTGGTCGGAGAGCGTGAGCATAATGGCAAGAAATATCCTGAGATTAAGAGTTTCAAAGTTTCAGAGGTCAACCCTCCACAAGAAGTTAAAGTTTCAGATGATGATGTCCCTTTCTAAATCGACAATAGGCAATCACTAAAAAGGGGGAGGTGTTCCCTCCCTCGTTTTTCTTTAGAAGGGAGGGACTACAATCTTGAAATATGATTTTACAGATATTCCAGACGAATTAAAGAAAGCCAATCAGTGGATCGTGTGGAAGTCCGAACTGCGAGAAGGGGAAGACAAGCCTACAAAAGTCCCTTATCAGACGAATGGAGTCATGGCCCAATCAAACAATAAAAGAACATGGTCCAGCTTTCACTCAGCTGTCCATACATACAACAAGGGCGGTTATGAGGGCATAGGCTTTATGTTTTCCAAGGACGATCCATTCATCGGCATAGACATAGATAAATGTTACAAGGATGGCGAATTTTCCGAATTAGCGGATGAAGTCATCGAAATGATGGATAGCTACACAGAATTATCTCCAAGCGGTACAGGTGTCCACATCATTGTCAAAGGTGAGCTGCCGATTGAAAAAGGTACCGGCAAGAAAAACTCAAAGCTGGGACTTGAAATATACCGATATGGCAGATACTTCACTTTCACAGGCAAGTCACAAAATGTGTATGAAATTGTGGAAAGAACCTCGGAGTTGAGCTTGCTGTTTAAAAAATACTTCCCGGACGATGATAAAAAACCATCGCCAGTGAAGAAGCCAGTAAAGAAACAGAATGACATCGTGAATCTCTCCAACTCTGAAATATGGGTGAAGATGTTCAAGAGCAAGAATGGAAGCCACATTCAGTCCCTATACAATGGAGAACTGATTGACGGTGATCACTCTTCAACAGACCTCGCTTTATGTAATCACTTAGCCTTTTGGACAAATAAAGACATTTACAAGATGGATGATATGTTCAGGGAATCAGGATTGTATAGAGAGAAATGGGACAAGCAACATTCCTCGGATGGCCGGACTTACGGAGAAATGACCTTGGAAGCGGCTATGCAATCAACTCATAACACCATCGCAGACTTTGAACCAAAGACATACAAAATCAACATTCTGAATTATGAAGAACCAAAAGAAAAAGCACCAAACTTCATGAGAACAGATCTCGGTAATGCTGAAAGGTTGATTTATCGATTTGGCAAAGACTTGCGCTATAACAACGCTTTTAAAAAATGGTACATCTGGGACGGTAAACGTTGGAGAGAAGATGACACCAATCAGATAAAACAAATGGCAAAGCATACGGTCAGGATGATTTACAAGGAAGCTTCACAGGAAGAGGAATCAGAAGCCAGGGCAGCATTATCAAAACATGCAGTAGGCTCTGAGTCCAGATCTAGGCTCGAAGCCATGATTGCCTTATCTGAATCAGAAGTGCCGATTTTGCCTGATGATATGGATAAAGACCAAATGCTTTTTAACTGCGCTAACGGAGTAGTGAACCTAGAAACAGGCGAGTTTTTAGAACACAACAGAGAGTTCTATATGAATAAAATCTCTCCTATTGTCTACGATCCGAACGCTGATTGCCCACTGTGGAAGAAATTCTTAGAGGACATCATGCAGGATGAAGAAGGCAACGTTAAACAAGAGCTGATTGATTTCTTACAGAAAGCCATCGGGTATGCGCTTACAGGTGACACATCAGAACAGGTCTTATTTTTCCTCTACGGAAAGGGCAGAAATGGAAAAAGCACCTTCTTAGATACTATTCGTTACCTTTTCGGGGATTATGGTCAACAAACGAACACAGAAACTTTCTCGGTGAGGAAGAACGAAGGGGCTAGGAGTGATTTAGCCACTTTGAAAGGCTCAAGATTGGTTGCTGCTTCAGAGAGTGAAGAAGGTGCCAGATTAGCAGAATCATTGATTAAGCAGCTGACAGGCGGTGAACCTATCCAGGCGAGGTTCTTATACGGTAATCCATTCGTGTATAAGCCTGAGTTCAAGATTTTCTTTACCACCAACCACAAGCCAATAATTAAAGGCTCAGATGAAGGAATATGGCGAAGGATTCGACTTGTTCCCTTTACGGTGACAATCCCAAAGGAAAAGATAGACAAACACTTAGGGGATAAACTACTTCAGCAAGAAATGCCCGGGATATTGCGCTGGGCGGTGGAAGGTTGCCTTAAATGGCAGAAGGAAGGGTTAGGCAATCCGAAGGAAGTCCAGGAAGCCACAGACGATTACAGGGGCGAAATGGATGCTGTAGGGAATTTCCTGAAAGAATATTGTGTTTTCAATGATGCAGCAAAGTGTTACGTAAAGGATCTGTACCAAAAATATGAAGAATGGTGTGTCGAGAATGGAGAATACCTCCTGACTCGTCCTAAATTCAACAGAAAAGTTGAAGAAAGAGGATACAAGAAAAACCGCGACAATAAGGGCTATTATTTTAACGGTTTGGGCATTAATTTCTCGTTCTCCTCTTATTCTTCTTATCCTACTTCTTATCAAAATAGAAAAAAAGTGTAGAAGTGTAGAAGAGTGTAGTAAATACAGTAAAGTCCCTATATGAAAAATAAGAGGGAAAAATTATAGAAAAATGCTACACAAAAGTTCACTTCTACACCTTTTTCATCCTTGTCCATATAAATCTATTAAAAAGGATGGTGAAATATTCCTTGCATCCTAAAAATATTGTGGAGGATTTCAAAAAAATGGGTTCTCCACTCACACTTGATGGAAATGACCTCTTTATTGAAAATCCAGAAAACATATATCCAGAGTTGGAAGAACTGGTGAAGATATATAAATCACGTATCATCACGTATCTAAAAGGCGAGTATTCGGACCAGGAACACAATGTAAAACAGACCATTGACAAAATTGTGGACTTCTACAGAGAAGGTTGCAGAGTTGACAGTAAGATAAATGATTGGCTGCAGAATGATGTGGAAGGCCTAAAGATTGTCATGGATTTAGTTGTTGAGTTTTCTCGGAACGGTTGGACACTCGGTGATCCAGTTTTCAACTTTGAAAATGAAAAGACAGATGGAATGTCCATCGAGATATATAACAAAGCAATGGCTTACTTCAAAAAAGGAGTTGGTACTCAGTGAAGGAAATCGATGTTTTTGTTGATACTGAAGAAATTGCGGATTTTTTCTATAAGGAATTAATCAAACGTGGATTAGCACCAAAGGAAGAAGATATTGAAGAAATTGCTGACATTGTTTTTGAATACCTTCTCAGCAAAAAGATTATTGATGACGAGGAAGAAGAATGAACGCACTTTCCTATAAATTCACAGACACAGAAATGAAGAAGATTCTGTCCACACTCACCATCATTGTAGATACTCGTGAACAGAAAAATATGCATGTTCTCGATTACTTCAGAAAGAAAGATGTACCTTTCAAACTCCAGACGATGAAAACAGCCGACTACTCAGCGATGATTCCGAAAAATGAAGAGTTTGGCATTTCAAGAGACTTATACCTTGCTGCATTGATTGAGAGGAAAAACGGAGTGGATGAATTGGTTGAGTCAATTAAGGACAGAAGCCGATTCGAGAATGAACTGATTAGAGCCTCCCGCCATCCATTCGTGCTCATTGTGGAAGATGTTAATGGCTACGAAAAGATATTGAACGGTAAATATCGGAGCAAGTATAAGCCAGAATCATTGCTGGGGAGTCTGAAAACATTTGAGACACGTTATAACTTCTCAACCGTTTTCCTTCCTCCACATTTAACAGGGAATTATGTTTTGCATCATCTTTTGTACTACGCAAGGGAGTTTTTGAAGCACTAAAGGGGGAGTCATAGTGGATGAACTTTCAGACCTAGACAGACTATTCGATGAAAACGAAGTATTACGCTGGGAACTGTTTCATGCGAAGAAGCGAATTAATTCCCTTGAGAAAAGAGCGAAGAATTATGCCTACACGATCAGGAAGATGAATGAGCGATTACGGAAGCTGGACCCGAAGGATAGATATTATAACTCGAACGGAAAGAGGAAAGTGGGGAGAAGGTGACGGTATGAAACCAAAATTATTAGATTTATATTGCAAAGCTGGAGGGTGTTCTGTTGGGTATGCAAGGGCAGGATTTGAAGTGATTGGAGTCGATATAAACCCACAGCCAAATTACCCTTTTGAGTTTATCCAAGCGGATGCTTTAGAAATATTAAAAGATGAAAAGTTTATCAGTCAATTCGATGCAATAGCGGCCAGTCCTCCATGCCAGAAACATAGCAAGGCTAAAAGTTTAGCGCAGGCAAGGAATGGCGGCCAGTATGGCGATCACTTAGATTTAATACCCGAAACAAGAGAGTTACTGATTAAAACAGGTAAGCCATACATCATTGAAAACGTTGCTGGAGCACCTTTAAACAATCCAGTTAAGTTGTTCGGCAGTCAGTTTAAAAACTTATACACGCAAAGAGAAAGATGGTTTGAAAGCAACATTTCTTTAAAAGAGCCAGATGAAGAAAGAGTGAAAATGAAAACTCCTTCTGCCGGAAATGGCATAGGGGAAGATGGCAGTATTTCAATTTGTGGAAGTGGCGGAGTCAGGGGAATGAATTCAAAGCAAATTAAGCTTTATTGGGGTTTTGCAATGGGCGGAATCGATTGGATGGATAGAGCAGAACTTGCCGAAGCAATTCCTCCGGCCTACACCGAATTTTTAGGCAAGCAACTCATTAGTTTTATAAAAGGAGGAAGAAACGATGATTGAACCAGGTGTAACCATTCCCATTAAGAAACTTCAAAATATGAACTTTGACCATATCCGACCACAGACCAGTCAAACGGTAATAAACGAATTTGCAAAGATTGTGGATGACCAGGACTTGAAAGGCATCGAGAAGTACGGTGTGACGATTGATGATGCTGTGGATGAAGATTACCACTGGCTCGAAATGGCAGGGGAAGAAATCGCGGATATGATGAAATATTTCGTGAAACAGATTCAAATGTTAAAAAAGCAAAACAGGGAATTGCGGTTCAGTCAGCGGAAAATCCTGCTTGATAAGGTTCTGAATGAAAATTTGGAGCTTGAAAAGGAATTGCATACTGCTAAGTCGGTGGTAGCCTGCCTGGAAGCGAGGTTAAATCATGGGACCCGATAAATTTGAGATTCCTGACCATTTCACTGTTAAATTTTTGCTTGAGCAGAACGCACAAGGCAAAACGGAACAAAGGATTGCTGATGACTTGCTTATCTCCAGGGCATTG